GTTCATACAGGCACACGTTGAACCGCTCGAACTCCTCGTACTGGGGTGCTAGTTCCGTTGCCTGGATGTCATTGTAATCCCGCACGGCCTGCCCTGTCTCGAACTGACCGCCAGTGCTCTCCGGCATGGAGAGGCTGAGGAGGCGACTGACTTGGAGAGCTTTCTCCCAGATAGTCGACGAGTACTTGACCACGTCCGCTGGTACGCTTGGCGGCAGTTCAAACGTAGGAGCGCGGTCAGCGTAGTTGATGACGATGCCATTGACGTTCCCCAGCTTCCCTTCGGAAATGTTTCCGCCTTCAGGGACGAGGATGAACGGAGTCGGCATGTTGTCGATACACTCTTCGATGTTCCGAATCGTGTGGTTGAAGTCGAAGTGCAACCCAAGCAACTCTTCGATGAGGCTGACGCCCCAGAAGCCGATGGTCGGATCTTCCTTCCAGCGGTAGATGGAGAATGGCGCTCGCGTGTCCTCCCACTCGTCCAGGACGAGTACCTGGTTCTCCACGGCGATGGCGTGCTTCCCGTCGCCCGCTCCCTTGAACGAGGGGAGTCTCCAGGCTTCCACGACCTCCACCATGTTCTGGAGGGTGTGACGCTGGCGGTGCCAGACATACGGGTCGTCGGTGATGCGCTGCGAAACCTTGATGGCCTCTTTGTGTTTCGGAAACATCGCCGCGAGCCGCGAACGACTGACGAACGCGCGCTGGTAGAAGTGGGTAGGCTTGCCGGAGGACGAGGCCTCCACGGGGTCGACGAATAGATCTGCGGGGTGCACCCGCATATTCTCTACCTCGTCCACCACCGGGTGAGGCGCAGTCTTGACAATGCCCGTGCCGTAGATGAAGCCGTCAAGGGCTCCGGAACGCTTGGTCGGGCGGAGGTCGGTCAGGTGCTCGCAGAACTCGACCCACTTCTGCATCTGGCGGGCCTTCTTCTGCAGCGTGAAGTTTCCACCCCGGGTCAGGAAGACCGGGCGGGGGTTCTGACGGGTCACCTTCGCGTGCGCGCTGTCAACCATGACCTTGGCAAGGTTCACGGGAACGCGGGAGTAGGCGGCCTCTTCGTCGCCTACCCGCCATGCGGCACTGTAGTTCGCGAGGTAGTCACTGTTCGAGATGTCACGGTTCAGGTAGATCCGCGAGTAAGCGTTGTACGCGGCCAGGCGGGCACTGTCCTCGCTGACGAAGTACTTGAAGATCGAGAGTAGGGGGCTTAGGGCCTTCGTCTTGGTCTTTTCGGTCCACCAGGGCGAGCCCGACTCAAGGAGTTCGTCAGTTGCCATCTACCGAGTAGGGGAAATGGTACAATCAGGGTTGACAGATGACCCTTCCCTTGCTATACTGGGGGTACTTCACGTTGAGGTAACCATCCCTCCTCGTGAAGCGGCTCACCAGGCACGATGTCCTGCGAAGAGCCCGGGGACATAGAGGGGGCGGCTCGGGACAGGCCGCCCCCGTTCCCCGTTTTTTCTGGGGAGCCATAGGGAACTACATGCTACTGACTGAGGCACAATGGGCGATCGTACGGAAGGCCGCCAAGTACACCAACGGCACCCGCGTGCCCCGGATCATGGAGGTTGACGCCCTACGCGCCCTTCAGGCCCTCGTGAAGGCTATCGACGCCCAGGGCGCTTCCACTTCCCAGCACGAACCCAAAGGGGCTCAGGTCTCGCGTTCCCACGTGACAGCTCCTTCTCTCTGAGCTGCTGATGTATCCGCTCCATCCGTTCCCGGTCGTCAACTGGCGTGTCGTCAACGACGAAGCCCTGATTGTCGTGAGTGCGGACCTTCGTGTAAGCATAGCGCAGGGAGTCAGCGGCGTGGTCCTCCCACCCTCGTTTGATGACGCGCTTTCCCACTTCGAGAGACTTCTCGTCCCACTGCAGCTCGGCCATCTCCTGAAGTACGTCAAGGCAGCCGCGCTCAACAAAGAACAGTTTTCCGGCCCGTATATCTGCATTGATAATCGAGACACCCATGTCAACGCTGTCGAAGCCCTTCTTGACTGGTTTGGCAGGGATACCGGGGTGAGTCGTTTTCCACTGCTTGACGAAAGCCGCGCCCTGGCCGCCGGAGTCGACTACTATGTGGGAGTAGTTTGGAAACCGATGCATAAGGCGTTCAATCTC